TACAAAAGCCCCAAGCAAATCCATAGGTAATTCCTTACCTGCTTCATGCTGCTCTCGTATGAATGCGCGAAGGGTGGAAGGTTCGACCCATTCACGTTGCATTGATTGATAACCTTGATCATTCAAAGTATCTATCAACGACTTAGCTTTCTCATCTTCATTCCTTCCAAAGCTACAACTGACTTGGTTCTTAATCAAATCACCAAATCCATTGTCTCTTAACCACGTAAATGCTGCTTCTTTCTTTGTGTCTTTGATTGAAGCACCATAGTAGTTGGTAACTTTAAGATGTCTACCGTCTGCCAGTTTTAGCTCTGACAAACCTACTTCTGCAAATAAGTTAGGTAGAACATTTTCTGCTAAATGTTTCTTGTAATCTTTTTTCTTTTTGAGTTGCTCTTCTAAATCAGCAATCTCTTTATCAGTGTCTGCTACATCATTTGCTACAGCACCTATCTTACCCATGTTGTCCTGGGCCGTGGAGCCCGAATCTTGTTGCATTTGGGTAAGTAAATCTCTTGGATCTAAACTTGTCATATCAACCTCTCAAATCTATTTCTATGTCGTAGTATCGTTTTTCATCACGATCCCACTTTAACACTTTAAATTTGCCTCTATTCATTTCACTGACAACTGCGCCAGCTAATGCAATAATAGCAGGATCACCAATCAAAAGCAAATAGTCATCATCACAAAATGTGGATAACTCTTTTTTCAGCTTATGTGTAAGTGGTCCAGAAGATAAAACTATTTGTTTATTGTCAGGTAGTAATACTTTTAAATCGCCAAACTTTTCTGCTGATCTAATATTTCTACCCATTTCTTGTAGCACGTAAACTGTCATAATTTTATTTCTTGATTCTCATATAGATCATGTTATATACGAAGTCAATAGAATTAAGAATGTACAAATTTAAAACGAAGCCATATGAGCATCAAAAAGATGCATTGAAAAAATGTTGGAACAAAGAAGCATTTGCTATCTTTGCTGAAATGGGTACAGGTAAAACTAAAATAGCGTTGGACAATGCGTGTATTCTATACAACAAAGGTAGAATAGATAGAGTGTTAATAGTTGCGCCAAAAGGCACATATATGAATTGGGTGGATCAAGAAATACCTACACACGTTCCTGACTACATAGAAAAAAATGTTGTAGCTTGGAAACAATCAACCAGTGCAGAATACAAACAACAATTAAAAAACATAAAAGATGTAAGTGATTACAGATTTAAAATTATGGTAATGAACGTGGAAGCATTATCAACAAAGAAAGGTGTAGAATTTGCTAGAATATTTTTGATTGGTAAATCTATGATGATAGTTGATGAAAGCACTACAATAAAAAACCCACAAGCAAAAAGAACAAAGAATATATTGTCACTTAGTAAAGAAGCAAAGTACAGAAGAATACTAACAGGGTCACCAGTAACACAATCACCCATGGATCTATGGTCACAGATGGATTTTCTTGATCCAGAAATATTAGGACAACAAAGTTTCTATGCATTTAGAACTAGGTATGCTGTTGTGATTACAGCCAACGCAGCTGGTGGCACACACAAATATCAAAAGATTGTAAAATTTAAAAATTTAGCACAGTTAGGTAATCTCGTGTCGCCACATTCTTATCGTATTTTGAAAAAAGATTGTTTAGATTTACCAGAAAAAACATTTATCAAACGTGAAGTAGAACTTACAGAGGAGCAAACAAAAGCATACCAGGACATGAAAACAACAGCCATGACTGTGTTGAAAGGTCAATCTTTGACTGCTGTAAATGTGTTGACACAATTGATGCGACTACATCAAATAACTTGTGGTCACATGAAAACAGATAGTGGTGATACTTTAAATCTTAAAAACAATCGTGTGGATGAATTAATGCAGATATTATCAGAGACAACAGGTAAAGCTATTATATGGGCAAATTACATACATGACATACTAAATATAGAATCAGCAATAAAAAAAGAATATGGACCTACGTCATATTGCACATACTATGGCGCAACCAAGGCAGAAGATAGACAAAAATGTATTTATGATTTTCAAAACAAAAAGAATGATTGTCGTTTTTTTATTGGCAACACACAAACAGGTGGATATGGTATCACTCTAACTGCAGCTAGCACAGTCATATACTATTCTAATAATTATGACTTAGAAAAAAGAATACAGTCAGAAGATCGTGCACATCGTATTGGTCAGGTTAATCCTGTATTATATGTTGACATGGTTGCTAAAAAAACTGTAGATGAAAAAATAATTAAAGCGTTAAAAAACAAGGTAAACATTGCAAAGGAAATTAGTGGAGAAGAACTATCAGAGTGGATTTGATTTAGATTATACTTGCATTGTATGCATCCAATTTTTTCATAAATGCATTCGTCGCACGTACGAATTTCTCACCTTCTAATTCAAAACGTTGAAACGTTAAATCTCTAGAACACATTAAAACTACACCTTGTTCTATCTCTGTGTCAAACATGGCATTGTGGGCCGCGGCGTACGCTGCTAGTTGCATTAAATAATCCTGCACCCATTCACGTTTCTTTGGTCTATTTGTTTGTTTAAAATCTATTATTGTAGGTCTACCTTTGTACACTCCTACCATGTCAGTTGTACCTGCGTATTTACCTGGGTTATACAGATGCACTTCCGACCCCCATATTTCTGTTATATCTTTGAAAGCCTCATCAATTATTTTCTGCGCCATTTTTTCTGCTTGAACACCAACTTCTGTCAAGTCTTTGTATTTATCTCCGTTCACAAAACGTTCTATGTATAGGTGGAGCGCGGTTCCAATCTTAGCAGAATCACGTATTATTTTTTCTGCCTCTTCTTCACCAACTTTGGCACGCCATTTTTTTAGAAAAGATTTATCTTTTGTTTTAGATAGTATTGTGGTGACAGAGGGTAATGCTTCACCATCAGGTGTCAAGTATAACCTTGCATCTCCTTCTTTTCTTTTTAGTTCTGCGTAATTATATTTCTGTATTAATTGCACTGCGGCATTATACCACACACTCCGACATAAGCCTAGCCATTTCTTTTGCACGGTTAGGTGTTTGTTTTGCCCATCGTGAATCAAGCATTTGAGCGGACGCTTCTGCGTAATCTGGTGGATCTTGCTGAAGCGCCTGCCACATTTTTCGAAACTTGGAAACTCCTGTCCCCCCAAGCTGAAAAATCATTTCAATGATAATAATTTTTGCATCATCACTTATCTTTAATCCTTCGCATTTTAAATCGGCTTGACGTATAGCCTGTTGCAAATCTTTTTTTAATATGTCCATTAAAAAATCTTCTTCGTATTCTTTTCCGTCTTCCCAAAAATCTTCTACACACAGATGGCCAACGCCCACGGTGCGCTTGCCTAATGTATCTAGATAAACGTGATTTTTATAGCCTTCGTGTTTTTTTACTGATTCAAGTAATTTATCGTAGTTCATTATCTATCCAATTTTTTGTTTATGTTTTTTATTTCGTTTTCTATAACAGCTATTCTAGCTTCCATTTTTGTAAACAAAATAAGTGCTTCTTCTATTCTATCAATATCACGTTCCATTGCATTAATACGCTGTGATGTCATACCCCATGTAGCACCAAGTGCTACAAATATACCAAGTATCCACATAATATCTCGTATGCTCATCAAGTCACCAAAGATATTATGCCACCTTTTGCTGCCATACGTGGTGCCACTCTATTAGCAAGTGCCTGGTCCAAGTTTCCTTCGTATAAAGAAGCTGCAGCTGCAGGATTCAAATTAGGGTTTTGTAATATTGATGTGCCAAGATTTGAGGTGTCGGTTTCTTGTGCAAACGAACTTCTAGCGGCTGGTGGTTCATTTATTGCTTCTATCGTATCAATCATTGGAGAAGTTCTTGGATCAGAATATTCTTTTATTTTGTTATATACATCTCCAAGAATAGGAACGTTACCCATTCCTCTATCAATTTCCTGTATTCTTTCACCTGCTCCTTCTCTAAATTTTTGTGTAGCACTCATTCCTGTAGACATAGCTTGTCCTGTTTTTTCTTTATAACGTTGATTTCTTTCAATTTCATACAACTCTCTATCAAATTCTTTCCATTCTTCAGGTCGTAGTCTTACAAGACGTACAAAATTAGAAAGTCTAGTTTGTATTGGCAACGTGTCATCTAATATGTTTCTGTAGGCACGAAGTGAAGGTGGGCTTGTTATTATACCACCCATGTATCTCACACCATATGCTAAAGCTGCTGGCAACAACCATCCTGTTCCATAAACAGAGAGAGCACTTGCACCACCAGCCGCTGCAGTTTTTAATCCTAAAGCTTGAGTTGGTAGTGCCGCATTGATACCTGAACGAACACCACCCATGACCGCACGACGTGCCATGAAGGTGCTTATTTCTGGTATTCCGTTTGCTGCAGCTGCAGTCATAACGGTAGCAAAATCTTCCAAATCTTTTAAGGTAGGTAACTGCGCTGCTTGTCGTCCTGCAATACCTTCAGGAAATTCATATTTAATACCTTTTAATCCTTCGTTAAAATTAATGTTGTCAAATTCTTTTGTAATTCCTGTTTGTCCATCACGAACAACAATCTTTGACACTTGCGGTCCTGGTAATGCTTTTTGAAATAATGTTTTTAATGGATTGTCAGATCCTAATCCAAGTGCACGTTTAAATGCTTCACCATCAAATAATTCTGCACCATCTTTTTGTATAATAGAATTGTTAAATACTTTGTTTAAATAAATACCTAAACCTTCATAATAAGCTTTATCTCCAACAATGTTTCTCATTGTTGCTAAATTTGTAGCAGCGTTCGCTGGATCTTTTTTTGCTATATCTATAACAGTTTCAAACAAATTGGTTGCCTGACGATCTGGATCTGTTAAATTAATGGCCATACCAAATCTTTCTATACCACCTGTTGCTGCTTTTCCTGCTTTCGTACCAAACATAACCATGCCATTACTTACAAAAGTCTCATAATCACGCCATAATTTTTCTACTTCTGGTATGCCTGATTTAGATAAATTACCTATGTCTGCTTCCCATGCTTTATATAAATTAATAATATCTGCTTGATTTTCACCATCAGCATTTTTCATAAAAGATTTATATAATTTATCCATTTGATCACGAAGACCATAGTATTGTTCTATTGTTCTAGCACCTGCAATACC